ACATACAGGACAGCAACCTCGGCTTGGATTTTGTCATGCGGCTCCAGCCTCGCATGTATCGTTGGGACTTCCGTGAATTCTATCGTTCACCGAAGCCCGCTGATGATGCGCCAAAAGAAGAGTGGGACGCGTGGCGTGAAGCAAACCAACTTGCAAACCTAACGCACGACGGGACTCGCAAACGAAATCGTTTCCACCACGGACTGATCGCCCAGGAAGTTAAAGCCGTTTTGACCGACATGGGCGTTGACTTTGGCGGCTTCCGTGACAGTTCGGTAAACGGAGGAGACGCGCAAATGGGACTGGAGTACATCCAGTTTATTGCTCCTCTGATCAAGGCCATCCAGGAACTCAAGGCCGAGTTCGATGAGTACAAGAGGACGCACCCATGATGACTCTCGTCAGCACATTCCTGTCATTCCTTGCGGGTGGACTGCCCAAGATCTTGTCGATCTTCCAGGACCGTCAAGACAAGAAGCATGAACTTGCTCTTGTCGCTGCCCAAAAGGAGCGTGAGCTCGCTTTGGCAGAGAAGGGCTTTCTCGCGCAGGCGCGCGTAGAGGAAATCAAGCTCGAGCAGATCCAGACCCAGACCGCTGCCGAAGAGCGGCAGGCGCTGTATCAGCACGATGTCGAGATCGGCAAAGGCGCAAGCCAGTGGATGATTAACCTTCGAGCCAGCGTACGGCCGGTGGTCACCTACATCTTCGTCCTCGAACTCGTGGCTCTAAACATCGCAGGCGTGTGGTACGCCTACACGACGGGCATCCCGTTTGCGATCGCGATGGAGAACGTGTTCAGTGATGACGAGATGTTGATCCTGTCCTCGATCATCGCGTTTTGGTTCGGAACGCAGGCGTTCAACAAGAAGTGAAAGTCTCCGCCGCAGCCATCAGCATGATCAAGCACCATGAGGGCGTAAGGAATCGTCCTTACCGGTGCCCGGCGTTGCTGTGGACCGTCGGGGTGGGCCACGTTATTGATCCGACTCACGCAGCGGTGAAGTATGAGGAGCGGAAGAATCTACCGATACCCGCAGGTTGGGATCGCGTCCTCTCTCCCGGAGAGGTGGATGCTTTACTTGCTCAAGACCTTGCGAAATTTGAGCGCGGCGTGGCCCGACTTTGCCCTGCTTCTCTTAATAGCCAAGGGATCTTTGATAGCCTCGTTTCTTTTTCCTTCAACGTGGGTCTCGGCAATTTGCAACGTAGTAGCCTGCGGATGAAGACTAACCGAGGCGACCTGGAAGAGGCCGCCGATGAGTTCCTCAAGTGGACGAAAGCCGCGGGCCGTGTTCTGCCAGGCTTGGTCAAACGACGCATGGACGAACGCGCCATGTACCTATCTGGAGTATCCTAATGCGCATTGATAACGAACCACGGACCACGGATCAGGGCATCGAGCCAGCACACGAGATTGCCGTTTTGTGCGCTGCTTGCGGATATGACTTGGACGAATCAGAGTTGGCGGCCGACACCTGTGCGGACTGCAATAGCCCGCTCAACCTGGCCCAGCATGTGTCCATCAAGGTCACCACGATCCCTGCTGCTTCTGGATCGACGCTCAAATGAAGCGCAAGGCAAAGGCCAAGAGCAAGGTCAACGCGGCCGGCAACTACACGAAGCCGGAGATGCGTAAAGAGCTCTTCAATCGTATTAAGAATAGTGCGGTTCAGGGTACGAAAGCCGGTCAGTGGAGCGCGCGTAAGGCGCAGCTTCTGGCCAAGCGATACAAGGAAAAGGGCGGCGGTTACCGTGACTAGTAGGGGGTGGGCAGATGGAAACGGGGGTTGTTGATTTACTGATCAGGGGGTGGCCGATCATGCTGGCTATCATCACCCTTATCATTGTCCTGGCAAAGTTAGACTTGCGGGTCGCTGTGCTGGAAGAAAAGGTTAAATCTTTGTTTGATCTGTTCAATCGGAAAATAGACAAGGACGCAAAATGAGCGAAGAAAAACCCAGTTTCAGTATGGAAAAGGTCGTGGACATGCTGTTCCCGGTCTTGCTTGCCGCTGTGGCTTGGCTGCTGGGCGAGATTACCTCGTTCCAGAACCGCTTGATTGCTATTGAGTCGAAGATTCCGATCTTGATTACCGAGGACGGCGTGCCGACCGACAGCCCATTGAGCGCCTCCAAGCGGCAAGAACTTAAAGACGAAATCATGGAAGACATTCATGACTTACAGGTGCGGGTCAAGTTGATGGAGGAGCGTGGAAAATGAAATCCCCGCAACAGTCTTTGAAGAGTTGGACAGACCAGAAGTGGAGGACGAAAAGTGGTAAACCATCTAGTAAAACTGGTGAAAGATACCTTCCAGAAGCTGCGATCAAAGCTCTCAGCCCTGCTGAGTACGCTCGTACAACGGCTGCGAAGCGCCGTGGCAAAGCTAAAGGGAAGCAATTCGTAAAGCAGCCGAAGTCGATCGCTCGTAAGACGGCTTCGTACAGGTGAGATCATGGCGAGTGTGAAGAAGGACGCGATTGGACAGGAGATCCGTAAGTCGTACGCCAAGGGACAGAAGGGCTGCCCGGAGGCGACGACGGATATCCACATCAACCTGAAGAACCGTAACAACGCCATCAAGGAGTACGGCTACGGCCCGTTGAACCCGGAGTCCGAGTCACGGGCATTCTGGGACGAGAAGGCCGAGCTCTGGCAGACCACGGTCCGTGAGGCCAAGAAGGCTCGTTGCGGTAACTGCGCGGCCTTCATCCAGACTCCGCAAATGCTCGCCTGTATCGAGAAGGGGATTCACGACTACGACGAGACGATGGATCACGAAAACTACGCTCCCGATGTCGTGGAGGCAGCGAACCTCGGTTACTGCGAACTGTTCCATTTCAAGTGTGCCGGCGATCGCACCTGTGACGCCTGGCTCGTTGGCGGACCCATCAAGTAGTATGCACAGATGCCTTACTTCAGACTGTTCTTAAAACCCGGTGTCGACAAACAGAACACCGAGTACGGCGCAGAGGGCGGATGGATCGACAGCGATTACGTCCGCTTTCGCTATGGCCTGCCCGAAAAGGTAGGCGGATGGACTCCTTTTAACCAGGAGACAACCTATCTCGTCGGCATGCCGAGCGAGGTATTCACCTGGAACGACCTCGAGGGCGCTCCGTTTCTTGTTGTAGGAACGTCGAAGAAGGTATACGCCGTTTACGGTGGTAGCTGGGGCGACATCACCCCGATTCGCGCCACACAGGTGGGCGTGACTTTCGATACGACCAACACCTCAACAACGGTGACCGTTAACGACACGGCTCACGGCTGTATCGAGGGGGATTTTGTCACCTTCACCAATGTCACGGGCAACCCCGGTGGCATTACAAATGCCAGTCTGACGGGCGAGTTTGAAGTCATTCAGGTGCTTAATGCCAATGAGTACACCATCCAATCGCCGACCGCGGCGACCAGCACGGTCACGGCGGCAGGGTCGGCCGACGCGGCCTACCAGATAAGCATCGGGTCCGACGTCAGTTACTTTGACTTCGGCTGGGGCGTCGGAGCCTGGGGCCGTGGTACGTGGGGCACGCCCCGTACTTCAGGCAGCGGCCTGGCTCTATTCTCGCGCGTCTGGCAGTTCGACACCTTTGGCGAGAAGTTGATCCTGCAATTGGTCGATGGCGGGATCTACGAGTGGACGCCTTCCGCAGCAAATCTCACGGTTCGCGCAACAGCCATTAGCGGTGCGCCGACCAAGAGCAAGTACGCACTGGTATCTACCCCTGATAGACACCTTATCTGCTTTGGAACGGAAAGCACGATTGGAAGCACTGCTTCGCAGGATCCGATGTTCGTGCGCTTTTCTAACCAAGAAGACATCAATACCTTTGTTGCCACTGCCACTAACACGGCCGGCGGACAACGGCTCACGGACGGTAACGAGATCGTCTCGGCGCTACGTTCACGCGGTCAGATCCTGATCTGGACGGACACGTCGCTGCACGGCATGCAGTATCTCGGGCCGCCGTATACGTTTGGCTTCCAGCAGTTGGGTGCCAACTGCGGACTGATCGGGCCTCACGCGTCAGCGGACGTGAACGGCGTGTCGTATTGGATGTCTAAGGACGCCTTCTTCGTGTTCGACGGTACGGTGAAGAAGCTCCCTTGCTCAGTGCAGGATTATGTCTTTGAAGACATCAACATCGTGCAGGCCTCGAAGGTGCACGTGGGCATCAATACCCAGTTCAACGAAGTGACCTGGTGGTACTGCACTGCCAACTCGAACTTTATCAATCGTTATGTCACGTACAACTACCTCGAGAACGTGTGGTCGATCGGCACGATGCCGCGCACTGCATGGCAGGATTTGGGCGTCTATGCCAGGCCGATCGCATCTGATTACGACCCGACGAGCACCGCTGCGACATTGACGACGATCAACGGGCTCACCGCCGGTCGCGCCGTCCTGTACAACCAGGAAGATGGCGTTAACGGCAACGGCTCGGCGATCAATGCGTACGTGAAGTCGGGGTACTTTGACAT